ATATTACAAGGACTAGAAGATCATATGTGGCAACAGCAACAACTTGATCTTGCATATCTAAAAGAACTTAATGATTTGATTATGTGCTTGCGTGATTCAATCAAGATAAATTCTGGTAAAGAAAACCTAGAAATAAAGTATGCGTTTCTACGTGAGTACCAAGAGAAAGCAGAAATGATAAATAAAAGATTACAAAAACAGGGAGTAGATTATGAATGTATTAGCTGAACAAACACACGAACAATTGCTTAACGAAACATTGTTTGAGAATGGTTGTAACTTTTTGCAAGGGTATAGTTATAGAGTCAAACGTCTTGCTTGTGCTTACATAAATATACAACAACTACAAGCTAGACTTAACTATGTAGAAAGTTATCAAAGCGAAAAACTAGCAGACGTTCACGATCTATGGATTGAACATAAGAACGTATTAGGTGACGAACTTAGAGTGTTACTAAAAAGAAAAGATCTAAATAGTTTTACGTTAGCTATGAATCAAACTCTACAAGCGTGGAGAAAATATTATAGAGAGGATAAATATGTCAATTAAACAAACAGCAGAAGATAATCTGAAGGCAATCACCGAACAGATTATTAAAGATATGGAGCAACACGATCCATCTAAGCCATTCATACCAAAGTGGATTGAGAACTTTCATATGAATGTAGAAGGTAAACCATACACAGGTTGGAATCAGTTTCATCTTAACTTTAAGTATGGTTACAAGACACCAGTCTGGGGTACATTTATGCAATGGCAAAAGATAGGACTACGACCTAGAACTGGTACTGGTGTACCACTATGGCAACCAATGATCTACAAAGAAACAGATCCAAAAACTAATGAAGAAAAGGTAAGTAAAAGATTCAAGACTATTGCGATCTTTAGTATTGATGATGTGAAAGGTGATACATCAATCATCAATGACTTAAAAATATCTTTGATCAAACCAAACAGAAAAGTAGATCACGATACAATAGAAGAAATAGAAACAGATCTATCAAAGATTAGTCCAAAGATAACTGATGGCAACAATCGAGCTTGTTATATACCACAAACAGATGAAATCAAAATGCCACACAGAACACAGTTTGAGAAACGTGAATCATATTACAGTACATTGTTTCACGAGATCACACATTGGACTGGGCATAGTAGCAGATGCGACAGAAACCTCAAAGGTAACTTCGCTTCCAATGACTATGCCTTCGAGGAACTTATAGCAGAACTTGGTGCAAGTTTTCATATGGCTCATTATAACTTGTTGCACGAAACAAGAAGTGACCACGTACATTACTTGAAGTCGTGGGCTAAGGCTCTTAGAGATAAGCCAGACTCACTACGTTCTGCTTGTAAGTACGCTAGTCAATCCTTCTTCTTTGTGCGTGACAAGGCAGAAGTGATTGCTAGCGATAAAGCAGTAGGTGATGTATGATTGCAATCTATATAATTACAGTAACTAATGTTATAGTATGGGCATACATTTATTTATTAACAATATAGGAGAATGAATATGAGCGAAGAATGGTACAATATGGTAAGGCGAACAGATCCGGAAACTAGTAAGACTGCCGCCAAACAAGAAGTACAAAGAACAAGACGAGCAAAAGACAGAGTGTTGGAGATCATCATAGAGATTGGTGGTACATCTGGTATGACTGATGAAGAAATATCTTTCCACGATGGTGTGATCACCAGCAAGTATCGTACTGCTAGAGTGTGGTTGGAAAGACAACACTACATTGGTGCAGTAGGTCAACGCAAATCAAAGCACGGCAAGTATCAAAGAGTTTGGTTTGCAACAGAAAAAGGTAAAGTATTATATCTAAAAATAAAGGAGAATAAGTAATGTATATAGGATCAGTAAGAGAGAAGATGTTTAACAAAGCCTGTTCAAGTACAAGAGCAAAGATATTGAGTGGCAAAGATATGTTCTGGATTGT